TCTCTACCCACGTTCCCCCTTTGCCGCGATTGGCGCGGGGGTTGAAGCCTACCTGGAGGAAGCCCAAGTTAGACAACATCGCCCAGATGAACGCTTCCATGATGCGGTTGTTGTAGCACTGCTGCCGCCAGTTGGCTTGGTAGAACTTCTCCCTCGCCTGCTCGCGCTCACCGTGGCGAGTGATGTAGACCTTGGGGGATGAGTCGGTCAGGTCGGTGGCTTCGTTCAGTACCAGCGTTTGCAGTTGCGGGATGGAGACGCGTGGGCGGTAGGAGGGGAGGGCATTGGATTGGTTGTCAGAGAGGTTGTAGAAATCCTCAATGTCGGTGAAGTAGTCCTGCCCCAGTTGCTTGTCGCGTTCGTATTGCGAGATACGCTCCAGTTCGTCGATTTGACGCGAGATGGAACGGTCAGCCGCCCGCCACGATTCCCCAGCGGAGGTGGCAGGCCGGGGGATGGGGATGTCGGTGTAACCAACGTCGAAGCGGGCGGTTGACATGGGGATAAACTCCTACGGTAGCACGATATTAAGCTGGTTTGGCAACTCTGCCGGAGCCTGGAACGTAATGACCGCGGTGTCGGTCAAAACTTGTCCGGGATTACTCACCGAATCCGTCGCGGTAACGGTGATGACCTCGGCAACAGTATTGGGGTAATTGAAAGTCCCATCGCCATTGTCAACCAAGGTAGCGGCTCCGCCAGTTTGCGCGTACTTAACGCTGCCTGCGGCATAGGTGAAGGGGGCCGGTGGGTTGACCAGAGTGTCGAACTCGGTTGCAGGGAGTGATGTCAGGTTGGTCCCGACAGGATACGTCTTCGGTGCTGCCATGTGCGTTCTCCTTAAGGAAGATTGATTTTCAGTTGTGTCGGGGCCTGTTTATGTTTACAGCAGCAGGCTAGCAAATGTCGCAAGAGCCTCGTCTGCTCGCGGAGTTCGGCTAAAATCTGAGAGAGCATTCGCGATTCGATGTTGGACATTTGCGCTACGCCTCTGCCTCATCATCGTCAGCGGGGATAGGGGTAGCGCGTTGGGCTTTCACGCTGGCATCGAGGTTGCGTTTCATTTTCGCCTTCTGCTTTACCGATAATCCCTTGCGTTCGGTAGCGCGTTTCGCAGTGGGGGTCAGCACATCCGCCTTGAGGGTCACATCTTCCGGTTTCGCCGAGAGCCAATCCGCTAACCAGTCACCGGGAGCAATGGAAGTCCCCTGCTCCTGCTTGCGGAACTGTTCGACGTCTATCAGTGTACCCGTGAGGTCTTTGAGGCTGATAAGCCCGTGCTCAAGGAACGCTGCGGCATTCGTCATCAGTTGGTCCTCATAGTTCGCCCAAGCCTGTGAACGCCCCTCTTGCCGCAACCTTACAAAATCCCTTCCAATCCGCTGGAAGAGCGCGACTGCCGCTCCCTTTGTAATTGACGGCGTACCCTCTCCTGGTGTGCTATCTGCTCCGCCTTCGCTAACTGGGAGTCCGAGAGGGCTAACGGTAGGGGGTTCATCGGGTTCACTGTCGAGCGACCGGGGGAATTGGAATGCGTCGGCGATGGCGGCGGAACTGTTGAGCTTGCCGTCTCGGTTGGCGTTGCGGTCGGGGATTGCGTTGGCTGCTGTGATGGCCGTGGATCCTCGATCATGTAGGTTGCGAGCGACTGCTGGCGGAATCGTAGCACCACCTCCTTGGCGTTGTCATCATAATCCTCGAATAACAAACGGGATTCCTTACCTGCGGACTCACCTACGATGCGATCGAGGTGGCCTTGTGGGATGCGGATGGTGGAGTCGGGGTGTTGGAGGGCGATGGCCGCGAGTAGGCGCGTGAGGTAGCGAATAGTGGCAGCGGGAGACTGGTCAGGAGGTGGCATTAGTTACCCCTCCATGTTCCGAACACGGAACCCCAACGTCACAGGCGCAATCGGAAAACCTATCAAGCCGCTGAAGGGCATTCGGCGTTCCCGCGCCGTCGATGCCGACATAGAACCATCTGCCGTCGAGTTTGCGCTGACCAAGAACTCTGTCGTCACGAATGATGAGGATGGTCCAGCGTGGCATCATCAGGTCAACCCGTAATCCAGCCATATCGTGCGTAATCTCCGGTTCAGTCATTGTCAGTAACTCATCCTCATATTCCTCGCCAGCCGCTGATGTTTGTCCTCACGCAGGATCATCTTCAGGTCGCGGCGGAGTGCGGTTTGCAGGTCCCCCTGTGGCTTTAGTGACGCGAGTGCCGCGGCACGTGCTTCCTCGGGGTTCTCCATCACGTTATGCTTGAAGCTCAACACGTTCGGCGGGGGCCACTGGTCACACGCCACTACCGCAATCATGGCGGCAAGGAGCACGTCGTCATGGCCACGTTCCACGTCGAAGCGGCCACCCGTTGACATGGTGCAGAGGTCCATCTGGTCGATTAACTCGGAGTCCTTAGGCGCCAACCCACCGGGCAATCCCTTCATTCCCGCACGCACGAAGCTGCGGAATGATGCGAACATGAGTTTGCGAGAATAGTTGGTGGTTTCCCAACAAATGGCAGGGTGGGAAGCGTTGGGGCGTACTGCCTTGTCATCCTTGCCCTTCCAGCGATAGAAGTTGGGGTAGTGGTAGGAGTCGCGCAGGCGCTTCATACACCACAGCCCAAGGTTCCCCGTCAGCTCCACATTCATCATCGCCTTGTTGTACCAGCGGCCTACTAAGTCGGCCTGTTCGGCGGTGTCTTCGGGGTCCGTCCATTCCGCGAAACGTGCCGCGATGGCGCCGGTGGTGCCGTTGTACAACACGATGGCAGAGAAGTCGCCGGTAGCACGCCCCGTTTCTTCCTCCATGCCACGCGCACAATCCACGCCTTCGTAGTAGAAGCATTCGCGCATGGGTCGTTCGTAGATGTGCCACGGGCCATTGGCCTCGCGGTGGAACACCGACAGGCCCCCAGAACGGGTAAACACGCCGCGGGGAGGGCGGTAGCATTTGGCGTCGTTGCACTGCCAGAATTCG